TTCCACCTTTTAGTGCGCGTGTTTTTATAATGCGTGGCTTCGTCAACAATAATTAAATCAAACCCGCCGTTACGAACTTCGTCCAACACTATGTCCACACCGTCATAATTTATTATGACAAACTCGGCACCTTGGTTCAGGACGGCGGCACGTTTCTTTGCGGCACCGTATGCAATATCTACAGATCGGTGCGGTGCAAATATGAATAAATCTTCTCGCCATGCACTATCCATAATTGACAGTGGGCATATAACAAGCACTCTTTTTATCTTGCCTTTGTTCATCAGAAAGTCAGCCGACCATATGGCACTGGCAGTCTTGCCTGTACCCTGCTCGTTAAAACAAAAAGCGCGTTTATTCATGGTAAAGAATGCAGAGGTTTTCTTTTGGTGGTCAAAGGGGGTGTATCTACCTGACCAATTATACTGAGATTCTATAGGCGAAGGTGCCCGGACCCCTAGATTGTTTAGTTTGTGTGTCGCATCAATATCCCAATCAACAAGCACCTCGTTAGTATTAACTTGTTTGCTTTTGGGTATTACTGAGGTAACACGGTTTGGATTGCGTAGCTTTAACAGCAACGCTTTACCGTCCACTATTTTCATGTGTTCTCCTACTTTTTCTTTTTATAGTTTCTTGCGCGGTTCTTGCTGCGGCTTTCGATCTTCACACCGTCTTTATTAGAACCGCCTTTGCTCAATGCTTTCTTGTGGCTAACGTCTTTACCCTCACGTTTGTCAGCTTTGCCATTTTTGTTTTTGTCTACACCTTCACGATCTATTTTTCGCCTAGCTCGTTGGCGCTCCATCCTTGCTTCAAAGGGCTTACTGCCCACAGGTTTGTTAACTTGCTTTTTACGGTCTTTTGGATTTTTATATGGCATCAGGCGTTTGCTCCATTGTGTATACACTCAACGACAGGGCAGTGTCTTTTACATAACCCATTAGGTCTAGCGTTCCATGTGTCAGATTCTGCAGCGGCACGTAAACCGTTATGCTTAACGATCCATTTTTCCCAAAGGTCAGCTTTGTCTTGCTCTTCGTAGGTGTGTTTTACTAAGTCATTTACTAACACAAAAACCAAACCAGCGCGTACCTTTTTTATCTCAGGAAAATGTGCGAACACAGCCAGAGCCATCAACTCCAACTGCCCTTTGTCTGCATAACGCGATGACTTAGACGTTTTGTAATCTATTACCCATGCGATTTCACCTAATACATCAATGATAAGCAAGTCAGCGATACCACGGAACCACACTCGTTTATCATAAAAGTCACAAGCTTCTAAGTTTTCCTTTACGCCCATTTTACGTTCACAAAACTTCACACCACGTTTGGCAGCTAATGTGTCTAAAAAATTTTGCGCAAACTGAAACTCGTCAGGTAGTGGTTCGTTGTCTTTTATGTATAGCTCCGCTGCCTTGTGAAACGCGTTACCGTAGATGGTGGCTTGCGTTGGCACGAATGGATATTCTTTAAGAACCTTTTCATGGTAAAATTGTTTGGGGCATTGTTCAAAAGATTTGATTTTGCTGAACGACCACGGTGCTATATTAGTCATTTTAGATTCCTTCTTATAACTTATATCACGCATCACCATTTGTTGTCGCCCACTACGCCCTGTGCGAGTATCACCTTTATGCCTGAATATATGGTTTTTGTTTTCAAGCGCAGAAAATCTAGCAGTCACAGATGAATATGGTAGGTAAGGAAACATGTCTAAAATATCATCTGCAATCAATCCGTGATCTTCAGAGTTTATTATAGCGTTGTGCACTTTAGCCTCTAAAGCCGTGGTGTCTACAGCATGTGCCGCATTTATGCTTGTGTCTGGAGAACCTCTTCTATGCAGTAAATATGGATTGGTGCCGTATTCATCACTCATAATTTAGCCCTCTCCTTTCTTACTACTCTCTTGACACTCTACTACGTCATCGCTCACATGACCCAAAAAACCAGAGCATATGCTACTACCACTGCCACTAACACAAGTGACCTCATACCCATTTGCTAGGAACAAAGGACAGCTATGATTGTTTAGTGGCTTGGTCCCTTCACTGCCATAAGGCAATACTGCTACATACTTACTCATTCGCAATCTCCATATGATTTACCTGTGCCACTCTCACAGTTTATCGGCAGACCATCTGCCCAGTCTGGTTTCCAACGCATACATTCTTCTACATATGCTTGCGCCTCGACCACTTCTTCATCTTTTACACAGGCCACAATACTGTCATGTACAGTTAGCACAACCTTGTATCTCTTGGCAATGCGTAGCATCTGCTCACCTATTATGCACCGCGCAACTGCTTGACATATATTTTCTACAACTTTTCCACCATAGATTTTGTTTGGCCCCCTACGTGTTTTATAATAATATTGTGGGCGGTTATCTTCCGTCTGGAAAAACAAGTCGTGATAATACATCGGTAGTCCAGAGGGTAGTATTATGGCAGTCTTATCCACGTCCACCCGCAGCACCCCGGCACGTCCTACCTTTGCAGGTGATTTATTACACAGATTCTTCAACATGTCCTGAGCAGCGTACCACAGGGAACTAATCGCGCTATTTGTTGTGCGGTATATGTCTATCACGTTACGTGCTTCATCTATGTGCATATCAAAACCAAAGTTAGACAACTGCATTTGAAATTTAACTGCGCCCATACCATACCCTGCGCCGAGTATGGTTGTCTTACCTACGAACCGCTGGTCTTTATCAACTGCGTCTGGCTCCACACTGTAAATCTTTGAAGCCATATGCTTATATACGTCTTCGTTTTTGTCGAACTGATCAACGAGATCATCTTGCTCTGCTAACCACGCCAAGACCCGCGCTTCTATTTGTGCGCTATCGGCATCAATCAGTGTATGACCTGCTGGCGCAACAATACTTTGCTTTAACTTCTTACCGTTAGGACCACGGCTTGGTAAATTTTGTAGATTAATCTTATCATCTCCGCCCCACCGACCAGTATGTGCTGCATAATACCTCACAGGCACAGGTAACAGTCCACGGCGAGATATGTTTATAAACCGTTGTGTCCTTGTTTCTTCTAAGGTACTTTTAGTACCCAACCGAGCAGCTACAAGAGATTGTACACGGTCATCTTCGTGTTCTTGTAATGCCTTGAAACCTTCGTCCGATTTTGCAAATGCATATGTTTGTTTTCCCGTAGTAGGGCTTATTTTCATAGGCGGCTTCACGCCTAACCCTTCAAGCACAACCGCAAATTTTGGATTTGACATTAGCTCTTCTCTTCCGATTTGAGCATCTGCCAGTAATTTGTCTTTGCGTTCTTTAATCTCAGCCAAGTGCAGCTCAAGAAGACCGTCATCCAAATCTACTGTAGGTTCAACAAACATGCGAAGCGTTAAGTCAATCAACTTCATTTCTTTTCGCGGAAAACTACTTATCATACGCATAAACAGGTCATGTGTTATGTCTACGTCTAACACACAATAATCCCCGTAGATGCCTAGCTCCTCATCTGTAAAGTCTCCTCTACGCTTACCCATAACACGTGTGACTTCATCGCCTTTGTCTTTTAGGCCATAAGCCTTTGCTAAGTTTGCAAGCGATACACTGCTTTCCGTGCCGTGCAGCGCCCGTGCCATACATAATGTGTCAGCGTATATCTTAGGAGTTATACCGAACTGCCAGTTAAGTATCGCACCATCGAACATAGTGTTATGTGCCAGCAGCATGCTGTTTTTCCAATCATAACGTGTTAGGTACTCACCTATTTGTTCATGCGTGCCGCTAATCCAGTGTGTTTCCTCTGTGTCTTTCTTTATTGCAACTCCAATAACTTCAAAGTCTCTATGGCGTATATAGTTTTCGGTAGTAAGTTTAGACAGGGAGTACTCCCTGTCATAAAATGTTTCAAAGTCGAGTGTGATTAAGTTCATTAATCGCTACCCGCAATCTCACCGCCAATAGCAGCGTATCCACAAATGTCTACATATGTATCCACATCTTTTGGACCATCGCCGTGTAACCTTGATATCTTTAACAGAACCATCATAGCCGCCACGTCACGGGCAGATATAAAATTAATCAAACCTAAATGCGCGTTCCAATACCCAGCGATACGGTCAAAATTTTCTTTAGCATCGCCATATTCTTCGTGACGCTCACCGCTAATTAAATTAGATGCCTCTTCCAATATACCAGAGCGGTTATATAAAGGCGGTAGAGCGGGTGGTTTTTCTGGTTTGATGTCAGTTATTCCTGCCGCTATTGTTTCATGTGAAACATCTTCGTAAAACCCTGCGGTTCCTACACCAGCCCACTCAGCTTCGATGTCAGTTATTCCTGCCGCTATTGTTTCATGTGAAACATCTTCGTAAAACCCTGCGGTTCCTACACCAGCCCACTCAGCTTCGATGTCAGTTATTCCTGCCGCTTCAAGTTGCTTTTCCGCTACTAATACCTCTTTTGGTGTGCCGATCTTTTTCATCAACGCCCACACGTAGGCATAAGATGTTTTAGTAGCCTGTGCTATTTCTGAGATTGTAGCTTCTGGGTGCTTTACTTTATAAGCCCATATTTTTTCTTGCTTCTTAGTCATGTCATTCTCCTATTTAAATTTTTTGTTAGGGACGTCCCTAACACTTTTTGGAAACTGGTATCGCAGAGCAGCCGAAGCCACCCTGCGAACCAGTGTAAGATCAATGTGCGTGGAGGACTCTCGAAAGGATGCACACCTCTTACTGCCGTGGATATTTCAATGTAGGGGTCTCTCACGGCTCTACCCCCATCGCCTCGGGATACCCAACTAACCGGACGATAAGTCAAACAGTATTCTACTTAGACGTGATACATTATCCTCATTGATGACAAGCGCGGTGCCACCTGCGGCACGTATCTCGTCAAGGTTTTTCTCTTGCAGTGGTGTAGGTTTGTTATTGCCAGCTTTGCATTCAATGCCAACAAATAAACCCTTGTAACAGACTACTATGTCAGGCACACCGCTGCGCCCATAACCACCAGTGACAGGGTAAAAGTAGTAGGCACTCAACTCTTTGAGTATCTGCACCGCCTTCTTTTTAACTTTCGCTTCGGGTGTCATACTACCCCTTCAACTTTATCTTTTTAATCAGATCATTTACCTCTTTATGCCGTGCCTGTAATCCGTCATGGGCTTTCTGCATCTTGGCGGCGTTAGCTTCGTAGGCTTTACGAAAATCCTGTTGTGCTATTTCACTGGTAGCCAATGCTTTATCTATGGTATCAGACAGCCTCTTAACTTCTTTCACCATCAGATCGGCGTCTTCATTGCCACCGTTCTCGCCGTAGTCGGCTTCTCGGATTTCCTTCACCCAACCCCATAACACCTTACCATCACATAGGTCGGCTACAGTGTGGTCAGAATTATTTTCCTTATAACAACACT